TGATTGTAGAATACCTTTTAATTCAGATGATAAGTTTGATATTAGAAGGTATAATGAATATCACGACACATTTAGTTCTTATGAAGATAGGGGTTCTGCTGAAGGAAAGTATGAGGTAAATGAACCAAACCAACAAGGTAGATTCACCCCCAACCTACTTGTCTGTGATGATATGTTAAATGATGGTATAAAACCAAACAAGGGACATAGAGCAAAAAGTAAGGTTAGTGGTTATGGTGAGTTTGGTGGGGGTAAGAGTGAGTATCACGGAATAGGTGAATATATGGAGGTTGATAGTAAGTCAAGATACTACGACCTTGATATGTGGTTTAATAAAATGATAGAAAGAATATGAAAAAGACAAAAACAAATACAAATAGTTCAACCTTCAGGGTTAAACCAAAAGTCAGCAGACCTGGTGTTCATGCAAAAACAAAAACATCAAGTCATAAAGACAGCAAAAATTATAAGAAATTGTCACGAGGACAAGGATAAAACATATATTAAATAAAAGGAATTATGAGTTGTGAGAACTGTAAAAATAAAGAAACAGAAACATCGTTAAAGAAAACCCCCAATTATACATTTGAGGAATTACAAAGAGCACACGAACTTGGGGAGAGACCAAGTTATACACCTCACGAGCACGCTTGGTATTATAATCTTTACAATAGGGTTTTTAATGTCAATAAACAACCTGGTTGTGGTAAGTGTTTTGTCAATATAAGAAAACACCTATCCGAGAGGTATAAAGCAGAAAAAGGAATTTTATAATGAGCAATTACAGACCAGGCCCAGGTAGACCAAAGGGGACTCAAAAGGCTGAAGGATTTATTATGAATAAAATGACAAAGGTGGAGGTTGAGGCATTCCTGAAGGAGAGCACAAAGTTAGTCATAACAAAACATTACTCTTGGACTGAATACATTGAATGGTGTAGGGATAAAGGTATATCCAAAGAACAAGCAGGGGTGTATTGGAAACGAGTTTGGGAGAGTGTAAAAGAGAGGTTCAGATTGGATAAGGATAAGTTGGTGGATAAACACCTACAGTCCTATTGGAATATCCACGCAGAGGCTATGGGGTTGGGTGATTTATCCAACGCTCGTCAAACTTTAGACGCAATCGCTAAATTGCAGGGGCTTAACGAGCCCGATAAAATAGACCTGAAGAGTTCCACCACCATTGAGTTCAAATTTGGGGATGAAGAATAATGAGTTCTAACACACTTAAAGTAAAAGGGTTTACCCCACACCCCGACCAAAGGATTAAGATTGACCAGATTGAAAAAAAAGAGGTCAAATACATTATTCTTACCACAGGTAGACAATGGGGAAAGACCCTGTTAGCGCAGAACCTAATATTAAAATGGGCAATTGAGACCCCCAACCAAGTGTTGATGTGGGTAAGTCCTGTTTATTCACAAGCCAGAAAGGTTTTTACATCACTTGTAAACGCCACCATAGAGAGTGGATTGGTAAAAGATAGTCACAAAACCAATTTCACCATCACATTTGTAAACGGAAGTGTGATACACTTTAAGTCGGGGGAGAGACCTGACACCATAAGAGGTTTTACATTAGATTATTTGGTGGTTGATGAGGCTGCATTTCTTAAAGATGACACCTATAACCTTGTACTAAAACCCACCATTATGGTAAAGGGTAAAAAAATATTATTTATATCCACACCAAAGGGTAAAAACTACCTGTATTCTATGTCCATCAGGGGTTCAGACAACGAACAGGAACAATACCTACACCTCAAGGGTAGTTCTTATGACACCCCCTACATTTCAGATGAAGAATTGGACGAGGCAAAGAAATCATTACCTGAAGATATATTTCGTCAGGAGATATTAGGTGAGTTTATTGATAGTGGAGGTGAGGTATTTGTGAATATTGACCGGTATTGCGTCCTCAATAGTTATCAACCAAGACAAGACAAGGTAAAATATTGGGCAGGGGTGGACTTTGGTAGACAAAATGACTATTCGGTATTGTCAATTTTTGATGATAAAGGTAATATGGTTTATTTTTATCGTGAGAGACAGAAATCGTGGGCTGAAATTATTGGAAAAATTGCAGAAAAGTTAAGGGAATATGATGCGATGTGTCAGGTTGAGGTCAATAGTATTGGTGATGTTTTATTTGAACAGTTAAAACAGAAGTATCAAAAGGTAGAACCGTTCTTAACTACCAATTCATCAAAACAAAATATCGTGGAGGATTTTATTTATGCAACAAACGAGGGTCAAATTAAATTACCAACCTACGAATTGAACCCCCAACTCTACAACGAGTTAAAAACATTTACCTATCAGTATTCATTAAAGACAAGGAAGATATCTTATTCAGCAATTGACGGAGCCCACGATGATATTATTATGTCTATGTGTATTGGTTATAACACACTAAAAGAAAGAAAACAAAAGGGGTCATATCACATATATTGACCGTTAAACAAATTTATATTTTAATCTATGGAGAAACATTACATCGTTTATGATGGTAAAGAATACGAAGTCGGAGAACCCACAGTTGAATTGTGGAACAAACTCAACTTATTAAAAGACCTGTATGAAGAAAAAGAATTTTCACTGATGTTAATATCAATTGCTACGGGTTTGAGTGTTAGTGATATCAGAGATTCAGAGTGGCAGAGTGTATATGAAACCTCCAATTATTTGGCGGATTATTTTCTTCAACATAGTGAAAAATTCTATAAGGACTTTGAGTTCAAAGGGGTAAAATATGGGTTCATAGATTTAGAGAACCTGACCTTTGGTGAGTTCGTGGATATTGATGAGTTCTTGAATCGTCCTGAAGTAAAAAGAAATACCGAATTAAACCTTTTACTGGCACTTTTGTATAGAGAGGTCGGTGATGATGGTAAGGTATTACCCTATGATGCCACGAAGGTTAAAGAGCGTAGTGATTTGTTTAGACAATTACCAATAAAATATATTTCAGCATGGCGTTTTTTTTTTCATTTAGAAAACATATTACGAGCAAGTACCCGCTCATCTTTACACAAGATGATATACCGATTGAAGTGGAAAGTGAAAAGTCATTTGAGGGCTTTTGGGGTTGGTATGGGACACTTGTATATTTATCTGGTGAAAACATACTCAAAATTAACGAGATTGCAAGTAAAGGATTAATAGAGGTATTGAACTATTTGACCTATATGAAAGATTTGACAATGTTAAGAGAAAGGGAGTTAAAAAAACAAATGAATAAGATATGAATTTCTTAAATTTCAAAAACATTATTGATGACCTTAAAACCCTTGAGTATCATCATAAACAACTCAATAGTTTTGGTGTTGGTGATGTAAAACAACTTATTTATTTAACTCAACAAAGGGACAAACAACCCAATACAACCCAATGGAAGGCACCAATCTATCCATTGATGTATGTGATACCTGTGGGTGTTCAACAAGATGATAACTTTGTAACCTATCGGTTGAATGTTTTGATATGTGATATTATGAACGCCAACAACTTTGACATTGAAGTTGATTTGTGGAGTTCAACCCTTCAGATAGCACAGGATATTTTGGCACAATACAAATATTCTGTATCACTACAAACCGGTGATTATCAGTCAAAGTATGACCTAACCTTACCAACTAATATAACACCATTTAGTGAGTCCTATGATGATATATTGGTCGGTTGGAATTTGGAGTTAAGCCTTCAGGTTGATATGCCATTGGATAGATGTATTGCTCCGTTTGACCCTTGGCCTGTTAGTCCTACACCAACACCTTCTATCACCCCCACAATTACCCCATCACCAACCATTACTCCAAGTATTAGTCCAAGTCCTACAACAACTCCTACGACTACTCCTACGACTACTCCTACAACAACCCCTGCGGTATCACCTTCACCAACTATAACCCCAACAACATCACCAACAACAACACCAACTACCACCCCAACTACTACTCCTGCGGTATCACCTTCACCAACTATAACCCCAACAACATCACCTACAACAACCCCAACTATAACTCCAACTAAAACAGGAACACCAACGCCTACACCTACTTTAACTCCTACACCATCACCAGTCAATTTTTATATTTTATATGAAACAGGTGATATTATGGAAGCAGAAAATGGAGACCTAATTGAATTTCAACACTAAAAAAAACTAATATGGCAAATGTAAAAATATCCGCTTTACCAATAACAACAGCAACGACGCTGAATGATGTATTTGTAAAAAATAATTCAGGTGAAACCATCACCAATAAAGTACTCGTAAAAAACGCATTGGGTCTTACCAGTGGAACGGGTGTAGATAGTATTAAATCTGCGTCCTTCCTATCATCAACCCCCGCTCAATCTACGGGTAATGCTTCTGTCGCTATTGGTAATGATAGTGAAGCCAAGGCTGACAACTCAAC